GCTTATACCTCAATCTATGATTAAATAGTATTGTCGCCTTCGGGGACACAAACACACTCGCTTACTTAAGGAGAACCATCATGGAAAAAATAGAAAGGTATCGCTCTACCGATTTACCAGATCTTTTAGATAAGATTTCAAGAAACAGTATTGGACTAGACAACTACTTCGATCAGTTTTTTAATATTCCTTCTTCCAACTACCCACCTTATAATTTAATTAACTTGAATAATCATGAGTCTAGACTAGAGATTGCTCTAGCAGGATTCAAAAAGGAAGAGGTAAAAGTCTACACAGAATATGGAAAACTAGTAGTAGAAGGAACTAAACCAGAAGAGAAACAAACCACAGAGTACTTCCACAGAGGACTAGCACGTAGAAACTTTAACAAATCTTGGACACTATCTGAAGACTGTGTAGTTGATGACGTTAAATTTGAGGACGGATTACTTACAATAGAGTTAAAGAAAATTGTTCCAGAAAAACATGCACGTAAAGATTACATCTAAATAGGTGTATGGAATTACATCATGAAGAAAACTACTGGTGGGATCTGTTTAGTTGGAAAGAACTAGAACTCCTCATCAACTTAAGACCACTCATGTCTACCGACAGGGTGGTTCTTTTGCATTCAAAAAAAGGATATAAATGGAATTTAGATACTTGGTCTACACAAGATTCAGTTCCTGCTTCAGTTATTAAAGAAGTATTAGAGAATGGGTTTCTGTATATCAAAGAAGCATCTAGGTTTACCAGAAAGATTAATGAACTAGCAAAGGAAATAGAAAAAGAATATGGGTATCAAACTGATGCTCACATCTATGCAACTCTAAACCCAGACTTACCCCATCCTCTAGGTGCTCACATAGATGACAATGATAATGTTATAGTACAATGTGAAGGTGCAACTAACTGGAAGGTATGGGACAAGATGGATGTTATACCTGATAGTAGAAAGGATTGGGTAAACCTAGATTTAGATAAACCTCCTACGCTAGATATAACGTTACTACCAGGTGATGCTGTGTGGATTCCAAAATACCATCCACACCTTGCAACTTCTGAAGATGATAGACTATCAGTAAGTTTTCCTTCAAGAGGTAGTAAAGATGATGTATTTCAAGACAGAGAATGGGTAAAACTATCTACAATGTAATCACTCACCCACTAACCGTATGCAATCTCATACTGTTTGGGTCACTTGGACTGATACAATTAGTTCATACTAATGCACATCATAAAATGGAGATAGATGTTCATGCATATTGTAAAAACAATATGGAATATCAAGAGTCTTTGAACGCAGAGGAAGATTGGTGATATATAATATACAACTAAAGAGACTCATAATGGGGTCTCTTTTCTATTGGAATAAACTATGAACTATTACTTGAATTGTAAACCTAACAATTATACAGGTGATTACGATTTAATAACTTTAGACTTGCCAAGTGACATGTCTGGTGGTATAATGAAATACGTTAGACCTTTGGCAGAGGAATACAACAAATCTGAAACCAGAGTTTTAAAGGATATCATTAAAAATTCTATCTACGAAATCGAAAGGAGAGAAAATGAGCGTAAGAATCGTAAGAACAAAAAATGGTGAAGACATCATTTGCGATCTTTATGAGGTAACTACTAAAGAAAAACCAAATGAACCTGTTGCGTTTCAACTATCACATCCATACAATGTATGGTTAGAGGGTGTTGATGAACCTAGAGTTCTTATTGAAACAGACGCACAACCAGAGGTTCAAAAACTTCCTGATCCCCAAATTCATTTCAGACCTTGGGCACCTTTATCAATATCTAAAAAAATTATGATGAAGATGGATGAAGTCGTATCAGCATACGAAACTTATCCAGAGGTTATTAAAAAGTACAATCATCTAGTGGAGGCAGACAGTGGAAGAGGAGATGCTACAACAGCAGATCAAAGTGATCTTATTGAGACAAAGGAAGGAATACCTGTTGGGGAGGGTGACTGAACTTGACGAGGAACCAAGTTTGTTAATTGAAAATGTTTATGAGATTATTTCTGACACAGAAATAAAACCATTTCCATCATTTACATCTCAACGTGATATGTTCTTGACATCTGAAACAGTTTTGACTATACTGGATCCTAGTCCTGCTATTGAAAAACTTTATAAAAAACAGTGAGTAAGTTTTATACGAACATTCAACTTGCAGGGGATACAATCCTCTACAGAGGATATGAGAACGGAGAACCTGTGCAGTTCCGTTCTCATTTTTCTCCTACATTATATGTCTTATCCAAAAATAAAGAGAAGTTTACAACACTTGATGGAAGATATGTTTCACCTGTTAAGTTTGATAAACCAAGAGAAGGTAGAGAATTTATTCGTCAATATGATGGTGTAGAAGGTTTTGAAGTTCATGGGTATGAACGTTTTGTATATCAATACATTAGACAAGAGTTTCCTAATGATGTAGATTACAATGTCAATCAGATAAAGATGTACGCAATGGACATTGAGGTTCAATGCGAAAACGGTTTCCCTGATGTAGAAGCAGCAGCAGAAGAAATGCTGTCAATCACCATCAAAGATATGGTGACTAAAAAGTTTTACATCTGGGCAGTCAAAGATTTTAATACAGAACACCAGAAGTTTATATTTGATACTGAACGTGAGATGCTTATGCATTTCATAGACTGGTGGGTGAAACATACCCCAGATATCTTGACAGGATGGAATGTAAACCTGTATGATGTACCCTACATATGTCGTAGGGTTAAAAGAATCCTAGGTTCCAAGTGGATGAACTCTATTTCACCTTGGAATCGTGCAAATGAGAGGGAAGTTTATGTCCAAGGACGCAAGAACTATGCTTATGATGTTAGTGGGGTTAACATTCTTGACTATCTCGACCTTTACCGTAAGTTTACTTATAGTAACCAAGAATCCTATCGACTTGATCACATCGCTTATGTCGAATTAGGACAACGTAAGGTTGACCATAGTGAGTATGAAAACTTCAAAGATTTCTATACATCAGATTGGCAGAAATTCATTGAATATAACATTCAAGATACAGAATTGATTGATCGTCTTGAAGAGAAGATGAAGTTATTAGATCTTGCCATAACTATGAGTTATGATGCCAAGGTTAACTTTGAAGATGTATACTCACAGGTTCGTATGTGGGATACAATGATCTACAACTATCTTACAGATAGAAATATTGTTGTTCCCCCTAAGAAGGGTGCAAAGAAAGATGAAAAGTATGCAGGTGCCTATGTTAAAGAACCGATACCAGGAAAGTATGATTGGGTGGTTAGTTTTGACCTTAATAGTCTGTATCCTCACCTTATCATGCAGTACAATATCTCGCCAGAAACACTCTGGGAGACTAGACATGCCAGTGCGAGCGTTGAAAGGATTTTAAATGAAGAGATAACCATCGAAGATGATGTATGTGTATGTGCTAATGGTGCACAGTATCGTAAAGACATACAAGGGTTTCTACCTGAGATGATGGATAAGATCTACAAAGAACGTACGATCTATAAAAAGAAAATGCTCTCAGCAAAACAAGCATATGAAAGAACACCGACTGATAAACTACAAAGAGATATCTCCAAGTTTAATAACATTCAGATGGCGAGAAAGATCCAACTTAATAGTGCTTATGGTGCTATTGGCAATCAATATTTTCGCTATTACAGTCTTGCCAACGCAGAAGCTATTACTCTATCTGGTCAAGTTTCTATTCGTTGGATTGAAGGTCGTATGAATAAATATCTAAACAAGATTCTTAAGACGGAGGATGTAGATTATGTCATTGCAAGTGATACTGATAGCATATATCTTAATCTCGGTCCTTTGGTTCAAAGTGTATACAAGGGGAGAGAGAAGGATGATAAAGTCATCGTTAGCTTCCTTGACAAGGTGTGTAATGTGGAATTTGAAAAATATATTTCAGATTCTTATCAAGCGTTGGCCGACTACGTAAATGCTTTTGACCAGAAGATGTTTATGAAACGTGAGACCATTGCCAACAAAGGTATATGGACTGCAAAGAAAAGATATATTTTAAATGCATGGGACATAGAAGGTGTAAGATTTGATAAACCTAAGTTAAAAGTGATGGGCATTGAGGCAGTCAAGTCTAGTACACCTGGTGCATGTAGAGAGAAAATTAAAGAGTGTTTAACCGTTATTATGAATGAGGGAGAAGAGGCAGCACAGGAGTTTATTGCAAACTTTAAAGATCAGTTTAGTGAGTTACCTATTGAAGACATATCATTCCCCAGAGGATGTAACGGAATAAATAAATGGGCAAACCAATCCAGTATCTATAGTAAAGGAACACCCATTCATGTTCGTGGTGCGTTGTTATACAACCATTACAATAAGAAGAATAACTTAATGCACAAATATCCTCTTATACAAGACGGTGAAAAAATTAAATTTGTTTATTTAAAAACACCTAATAAGTTTGGAGAAAATGTAGTGTCATTCATCAGCACCTTTCCAAAGGAGTTTGGACTTGACAAACAGGTGGATTATGAGTTACAATTTGAGAAGAGTTTCCTTGACCCAATAAAGGTGATATTAGATACAATAGGATGGAAGTCGGAAAAAGTAGCAAGTTTGGAGTTTCTTTTTTGATGGCAATTTTTATTGTTGAATATAAAAAAGCATTTGGTGCAGGTGAGCACATGCAGGAAAAGGAATTTCACGATGAGGTAGAAGCACGTTGGTTTGAAAAATCAAAACAACGTTCTAATCACATCACTAAACTTACTAAACGTTCCACTTAACATGAATTTTCTCAAAGATGTAGCAAAGGAGATTGACAATGAATATGCTGCACTTGTCAGCGACGGAGTTTCAGCTGGTGACACAAGCGGTTTTATCGACACTGGTAGCCATGTATTTAATGCTCTACTATCTGGGTCGATCTATGGTGGTATCCCAAGAAACAAGATCACTGCTCTCGCAGGAGAGTCAAGTACTGGTAAGACTTATTTTTGTCTCGGCATCGTTCAGCATTTTCTTGAGTCTGATCCCGATTCTGGTGTCATATATTTTGAATCCGAATCTGCCCTTTCTAAAGATATAATAGAAAGTAGAGGTATAGATTCAGCACGTATGTTGATAGTTCCTATCACTACTGTTCAAGAGTTTAGAACTCAGGCAATAAGAATTTTAGATAAATACCTTCAACAGAGTGATCGCAAACCATTGTTGTTTGTGTTAGACTCTCTTGGTATGCTTTCCACAACGAAAGAAGTTGAAGATTCTGAAGCAGGTAAAGAGACTCGTGACATGACTCGTGCACAAGTTGTTAAGTCAATCTTTAGAGTTTTAACTTTAAAACTTGGAAAAGCAAATGTTCCCTTAATAGTTACAAATCACACTTATGATGTCGTCGGATCTTACATCCCTACTAAAGAAATGGGAGGCGGCTCTGGTCTCAAGTACGCCGCGTCTACGATCATTTATCTTTCTAAGAAAAAAGAAAAGGATAAGACGGAAGTTATTGGTAACATTATTAAGGCTAAGACGGCTAAAAGCAGACTTACAAAAGAAAACTCAGACATAGAAACTAGACTTTTCTATGATGAAAGAGGTCTAGACAAATACTATGGATTACTTGAATTAGGAGAAAAGTATGGAATCTTTAACCGCAAAGGAAATAGGATCATTGTTGGTGATAGTAGTGTATATCCTTCTGCAATACTTAAGGATCCAGAGACATACTTCACCGAAGAAATAATGGAGAAACTAGACGAAGCTGCTGCCAAAGAGTTTAGTTATGGCAACTAGATTATCAGATTATATTAGGACATATGATGACAAACTTGATAAATCTTTTTGTGAAACTATCATTAAAACATTTCATGAATCCGACAGCATATATGTTGATCGAGAGCAGCGACCAACTTTCCGAGAGTTAAATATATCAGAGAGGTATTTGAATAAAGATCCTAAATGGATGTCTATTCAAGCAAGACTATCTGATATCTTAACTATAAGTGCTAAAAGTTATATTAATTATTTGGATGTAGGACCTGACTTTCCTGTTCAATATGGATTTGAACAGTTCCGTATGAAGATGTATGATAATAATGGTAAAGATCAATTCAAAGATCATGTTGATGTTGGAGATCATGCTTCTGCTAGAAGGTTTCTTGTTATGTTTCTATATCTCAATGATGTAGAGGAAGGAGGAGAAACAAATTTTCCTAAACTTGATGTTGCAATAAAACCGAAGTGTGGTAGAATAGTTTTGTTTCCTGCCACATGGCAGTATAGACACTCAGGACTACCACCAGTGTCATCTAAAAAATACATTGTTGGTTCTTATTTACATTACACATGAATCTAGAAGTTACCATACTGAATAATCTGATATCAAATGAAGAGTTTACTCGCAAGGTATTGCCTTTTTTGAAATCAGATTATTTTACTGTACGATCATACAAGATAATCTTTGCTGAAATTCATGAGTATATTTCTAATTACAATGCATTACCTTCTCTGAATGCATTAAGTATTGAGTGTCAAGAGAGGACTGATCTAACTGAAGATCAATTTAAAGATATTATGGAGGTGTTAAGTGGCTTATCCAATGAGAAAGCAGAACTGGATTGGATCGTTGATACAACAGAAAAGTGGTGTCAGGAGAGGGCGATTTATCTCTCGCTTATGGAGAGTGTCAAGATCGCAGATGGACAGGATGAAAAGAGGGATAAGGGGGCTATTCCACAAATACTAAGTGATGCGTTAGGTGTGTCGTTTGACCAAAATGTAGGTCATGATTACTTACAAAACTACGAAGAAAGATACGACTTCTACCATAAGACTGAAGAAAAGATTCCTTTTGACTTGGAGTTCTTCAACAAGATTACAAAGGGTGGTCTTCCTAACAAGA